CGCTCTAAATGCTCTCTATTCATAGGCTAACAATCTCCTACATAGATCCATTGACCAGCGCTGAAAATCCAATCAGCTGGGTCAAGTTCTTCTCGTTCTTCAGGCGGTTGCATTATATCTCTGTCATAATTAAACATGAGCATACACCTTCCCAAGATCCAGCAATTCGTTTTTTCTTCATGATTGGCCAAAAGCCAGACACGGTTTTCAATTTCAATCTTTGTCATCTTCCTGCTCCACCTCTTCAATTTTCGCTTCGCTATTTAGACGTTTCATGGCTTCATCTACCGACTTGCCGCCCAGGACGTCCTTGAGCATGTGGCTTACATCGTGCATTGTTTGAGCCTTCGCCTTGCTTCTTTCATCCTCTGGCATCAATCCGACATCTTGTAGAGCCAGAAAGGCTAAACTGACATCGTGCATTTCTTTCTGAAGCTGTTTGATTTTTTTGATTGTTTTTAGTGCTTTAAACATATTGTTCTCCTTTTATTCTCCTACTTTCCAAATTCGGCAACGTGACTCAATTTCTGGTAGTTTTTCATTTTGATAAACCCAATCGTTACCATGAACACCTGATGCGATGTAAGATATAGATTTTAAGTAATCAATCGCTTCTTCTTTTGTTTCAAAAACTCTTGCAATATAGTCTTGGTGCCCCGTCGGTAAGAAATCACGTCCAATCAAACTGAAATCCTCGTTTCCAGTTTCAGTATTCTTGACATAAATCGATATAATGTACATCTACACTTCTCCTTGCAGTCTAGCCTTGATATCAAAGTTTTCTTTGTACTTGTAGGCAGCAAGCTCCTGCTTCAAGTCATGGTTTTCTTGCTCACGCATAAAGCGACGTTTGCGCTCTTCTAGAAGGTCATTGCTAACCTCAATAGCAACCTCTCTCCAGTCAAGGTTGACTGATTTAATAACACCTTCGAGTCTGAGTTTTAATTTAGTAAGTAATTTCATTAAGCTACGCCCTCCTCGTTAGATTGCTTGTTCATGCCTAAAATAATGTCATAGTACGAATGACCAGCAGGGATGACATAGCCTGTCAAATCTTCAACTTGAGAACCATCTGCCATGATGTTTACAATCCGTGGCTCCCATTCCTTTTTTACTGTTTTCATGATATAATTACCTCGTAAAGTATTTTGCTTAGTCCCTCAATGGAATTGCCGTTCCAGAGGGGCTTTTGTTTTTATCCTGTCAAGTATTCCTGATTAAGGAACTTATTGATAAAATACTGTTGTCCTTTGCCTGTGACCTTTGGTGTCTTGTTCACAGTGATATGTCCATCTGCGTGTTGCACGTTTGTTTCCATGATTTCAAAGAGTTTCAAGTCCATGCTACGTTGGGTTGGCACGTTCCAATCTGAGCCTTTGCGCTTAATCAGGTAGCCATTTTCGCGCATCCAAGAAAAGAGGCGATTGGCACCGATTTTGTAGCCGTTTTGGCTAATGAGCTTGGCAAGTTCGCCAACCAAGATAGATGTATGGCTTGCACTTACTGCGTCTGCAAATAGCACCTTAGGACGGTCAGCCTCAATCTGAGCCTCTAGCTTGTGGACTTTCTGATCAGCCATGAGCAATGCTCTTGCCATGATTTTCTCAGGGCTATTAAAGTCTTTTTCTACTTGGATAAAGTATTGTCGGACTTGCTTGCCTCTCTCCGTCCGCTGGATCATAGCAATTTCCTTGGCCATGTCTAGCTTGATGATGTGGTCAACTTTGTTGTGACCCCCTCGTCCTGTTTGCTGCTCATTTTTGAGAAGCAAAAAATCTTGATTTTCTGTAAAGCCGTATTCAATCATTCTATTGAACCAATCGGCATATTTTGTTTTGACTCCCAGAGCTTCATGAAGTTGTCTTCCGGAAACAACAGGCTCATGATTGTCATTCAGGGTTACGTTGATGAGTTCGTTCATAGTATTCCTTTTATTCCTTCCTCCTATTGAGTTACTTGAGAAGTATCATGAATGGCTTCATAGCTAAGACGCTTAAATTCTTCTGAGTCTATCTGAAAATTGATAGGCTTTTTTTGTAAACACTCAAGAAAACTAGTGTTTCTTAAAAGTTTTTCAACTAACTCAGGGTCGGCCTTTACAAAGGTGGACTCTTTTTTCCCACTATACGGATATCGTCTTGGTCTCATTTCCTCACCTCCTTTGTATTTATTTTTTCTACCCTCTCTTTTATTTATTTAGAGAAGTAGGACTGGTTGTCTTTTAATATTTATTGTTATTTAATACTTGTTGTTAGTTAATATTTATTAGTGCCTAAATTTTCTGATTTGTAAAATACAGATTTGTAAAATACAGATTTGTAAAAATCGGAAATGTAAATTCTAACCTGTGGATAACTTAGATATACTTTCATTCAATCTCTGTTTCATGATTTCAAATTGAAAATCGGATATTTTTACATCTGAGAAAAATCTGAAAACACGAACTCCTTTACCACGTCCCATGCCTTTTTTAACAATTCGTAGGTAGCCATTTTTTTCTAATATTTTGAAGTAGCTATCAACTGTGTCTCGACTAACACCTTTTCGTTTAGCTATTTCATCTGGATAGACTTGCCAATTTGGGTGGTTAGCTAGGACAACCATCATAATACCAACAGCTGTAAAGTCCAGTTTTGGGTCATTGATAAAACTATTACTAACAGCAGTATAATTTTCAGTCGCATTCTTGAAAGATAAATTGACAATCTAAATTTTTAAAGTCTGTCATACGCTCTCCTTTCTTTTTTGTTTAATTTGTTAAACATTTTCTTTAAAAAAAATCTTTCACTTGCTTATTAAAAACTACTGCTAATTTTTGAAGTGTTCGAATTTTCACTGTTGACGACTGACCTGATTCAATTAAGTGTATTGTTGTTCGAGAAACATTTGACTTCTCTGCAAGTTCCTCTTGAGACATTTTCTCTTTTTCACGCCATTTTCTTAAACGTTCTCCTTGCACGCACTCACCCCCTTGTGTTAATAGTTGCCCTGTCGTTTCTAGATAGATTGTTCTAATCATTGACAGGCTTGGCTTTTAATTCAAATTCAATAATACTAAGTCGATCGATTGCTTCTTGCAATTCTTCGGCTTTTTTTGATACTTCTTTACAGGCTTCCTTTAGTTCTTCAATACCCGAAACTTCAACATTAAGCCGATATCCTATTGGTCTCATTTCTTTCTCCTTTTTGATATAATGTTTAATAAAAACGAGGTTTGCTATGTTAAGTATTGATACACAATTTGTAGATACAATCAGTAAAATACTATCTGATTATGTTTCACATTCTGAAATCACAAGGATGGGAGAAGTTTTAGGATATCCCCAAAACGACCAGAACTCTGGACTCAATAAACACCATAGAGTTCACAATATCATGTCTGATATACTCAACAAAACACAAGATAAATCAAATATCAAACTTGTAATTGAGTATATCTGCAATCCTTTGAGGTACATCGATACGGTTTCAGATTTTGAAAACTTAAGATTAAAACTAAATGTCGTTCTTTCCCTAAAAGGCCTTACCATATCAGATGACGGACATGTAGTTATTACTACTGCTTCACAAACTTTAGTTGAGGCAAAGAAACGATTTGAATCACTTGAACATATGTTGAGAACATTAAATGTTCATCCAAATGTTTTAAAATTCTGCACCCAGGAACTCTTACAAGAAAATTATTTTCATGCTGTATTTGAAGCAAGTAAAGGAATCTTTCACCGCATTCGTTTGCTAACCGGTTCGTCTCTGGACTCAGCAAGTCTAATAGACCAATGTTTTAAAACCAAAGAACCCATCATGATTATCAACGGAAATAAATTACAAACTCTCGACGAACAAAGTGAATATAAAGGATTGAAGAATTTACTTCTGACAATCGCACATCTTTATCGTAATTCCAAAGCACATAAACTTAAATACTACAATCCAGATAGCGTTCATGATGCCTTAACTGCCTTAACTCTTATGTCCCTCGCTCACAATCTCCTTGACAACTGTACTAATACTAGGAGACTTGATTAGTAGATTATAAAATTCTATAGTCACCTCAGCTAATCTAATTGTTTCTTCATCTATGGGACTATTGTAGTCCTCAAGGTGATGAAGCCTTTCAGTCAACTGCTCTGATAAGTATTCTGTTTGCCTAAAGATAGATTTATGAAGATGAGTAATTGGTTTTAGCAACACGATTTCATCATAAGTTAATATTTTTTCAGTCTCCTCTTGAGTTACTTCTGCTAATTTTTCCATACCAGAAATATCAACATTAACATGCGGCTGTTCCATTATCGTTCCCCCTCGTCTTACTTTCCAGCGCCCTGAGTTCTATCTCATGACTGACTTGAAGAAATAGCTTCTCACACGCTATTTTAGCTTCTCTGTACGTTGTGTTTTCGCTGATGAAGTAATCAGCAAGTTCAATGATTTTATCTTCCAATTCTAACTACCTTTCAAATGTGGTATAATCAAAATAAAACGATTGGAGAAATCTTATGAATAATTTTAGTTTTATAGAAACACTTGCGATCGCTGCCATACCTGCCTTTGTTTCTGGCATGTGGTCTTACATCGCTGCTAAAGGAAACAGCAAGCATGAAATTGATAAAATTAACATTGCACACTCACAAGAGCTTGAAAATGTCGAAAATCAATTTAAACAAGATATGGAAAAAATGCAAAAGCAACACTCACAAGAACTTTATTCGCTGCAACAAACTCACGAATTAAGATTACTTGAACTTGAAAAAGTATCTCAACTAGACACTCAAACCGACCAAGGATTAAAGATAAATGACCTAATTTTTAAAGCTATTTCAGGAGAAATATCTGCAGATGTAGCAATAAAAAATATAAGCACTCTTAGTCATTTCGCGAACAAGCAACAACCTTCCGATCTTCAAAAACAATTTATGAAAAAATTATCCAAGAAAAATCACAAATGATACTTTTTCTTGATACGCTCTATCTCAGAATCAAACCACATTTTGTGGTTTTTAATTTTCTTTTTCAGATGATGCTTACCAGCTAAGTAAGCAATTAAATTCGTGATAAAACTAGCAATCATTGATATGCCTAGTATCGTAAGAAAAGATTCATTCATCGTTCTACTCCTTTCTCTCTTTTTTCGCTCTATGAGCAACAACCTGCCAAGGATTCGAACCTTGGTGATACTAATCAGGCTACATTCATTTTATCAAGCATTCCTGCGAACGCTGCATCGAAACGAATGTCATCGATTTCCTCTTGAGTGAAACCAGAATCGAGAAGGTAACGCTCTTGGCGTTCAATCTCATCTGCTAACTCTGTCCATCCAAAAGTGAATTGACGGCAGTTAGTACTGAATGTTTCAAGTTGGCTGTAGAGGAAGTTTTCCTCGTAAGTGCCTTGGATTAAAGTTTCCTTAGCTACTGCTTTAAAGATGTTGATTGCTTTCTCGTTTAATGTGTTCATGGTGTTTCCCTCCGGTTTGTTTTTGTTATTTCCTTAAGCTTGATTATAGTTTAACACGTTAAACACAAAATGTCAAGTGTGTTAAACAAAAAATTTACTTTTTTATTTAAAGATGTATAATGGATTAAACAATATATAGAAAGGGGTTTTAAATGAAGTTAGGAGAATTGCTAAAATCATATAGAACAGAGCATAAATTATCAATGGATGCTTTTTGTGAATTATCTGATTTAACAAAAGGATATATTTCTATGCTTGAAAAAAATGAACATCCGAAATCGAAAAAGCCCATTGTCCCATCTTATGACACAATAGAAAAAATTGCTAAAGGAATGCAAATTTCTACAGAAGATTTAATTGATATGCTTGATGATGATCAAGAAATTCAAATCAACGCTACTCCAGCTCTTCTTTCAAAATCCCCAATCCAAACCATCTACGACGAACTAGAACCACCTAGACAGGGCAAAGTCCTGAATTATGCAAAGAGGCAACTGGACGAGCAGGAAAACGAAGAAGAAACGAAGATAAACGAAGTATCGGAAGTTATCAGCTTGTACCAAGTTGAGGTTGTATCTGAGACGGCAGCAGCTTCTGGATTTAACTATGGATTTGGGTACGACGATACAGACAGAGAGATTATAGAGGTCGACGAGCAACCACCACATCACGATATTGCGACTAAGGTCAGCGGAGACTCCATGCAACCTGACTACCAAGACGGAGATATTCTCTATTTAGTAGACAAGGGACTGACCACCTACAACGGAGACCTAGCAGTTATCGCATACGGAGACCGTTCTTACTTTAAGAAGATATATACCGAAAACGGACGCTTACGCCTAGTGTCGCTCAATGACAAGTACGAAGATATCATCCTAGACTTCCCACCAGCCGAAGACACACACATCAAGATCTATGCAGTTGTCAGTGTGTATAGAGGGGAATAAAACCAACTGTTTCCAAAATGGAAACAACTACTTGACAAAAACTAAAAAAGAAGTACACTAATAATGTCAAAAGCCTTGTTCGTCAAGGATACGATATTTATTTATAAAGCCTTGTTCGTCAAGGACAAAACGGTCTGGTGTACTTCTAAGAGGTACACCTTATTTTATTATCCGGAGCATTATATGAAATTTCAACAAGGCGAAGTTTATCTAATCAACTTCCCACAAAAAGGTGGGAATGAATTTTACGGAAAACACTACGCTATCATCTTAACAACTCCTGACAAAGTTGATGGAACGCTCCTAGTAGCACCTTTAACTGGTAAAAAATCAGGAAAGAAATATCGTGGTGGTATCACGATTGAAAATAGTAAATATCAAAACACTCCGTCCAAGCCCAAAGCCTATGCTTATGTCCGAAAAATCCAAGAAATAGACAAACGGAAAATCGTCTATAAAACAAAGAAAAAGATTGATAGCGATGGACAAGTAATGCTAGATGCAGCAGGAAAAGAGTTATATGATAAAGTTTATAGACCAGCTTACAAGCTAGATACAAACGACCATAAAAAACTACTAGACAAGATAAAAGAAGTTCTTGGACTAGATTTATATTAAATAAAAAATTGACGTTTTTAAATAATTATATTACAATACAGCTATCAGGAGTTTAGCTCCATAAAGTTTAGGTTTGGATTTTAGATCCATAACGTGATGGTAGCCGTATTTGATACGGCTGCTTTTCTTTTTATCTAGCAACTGTTTCCATTTTGGAAACAACTCAAAAAAGCCCCACGCTCAGAAGTTTGGCGACCGAGAGCGTGAGGCTAGGAGCAAGAAAAAAGCATTAAAAAGCTGTTTTTCTTGTACCTATTTTATCAAAAAAGGGGTACAAATTCAATGAAAACAATGAATAAAGTGGCTATATATGTCAGGGTTTCGACGACAAACCAGGTTGAGGAGGGATACTCTATAGATGAGCAAAAAGACAAGCTCTCTAGCTACTGCGACATTAAAGACTGGAATGTATACAAAGTATATACTGATGGAGGTTTCTCAGGATCCAATACTGACAGACCAGCGCTAGAAAGTCTTATCAAAGACGCTAAAAAAAGAAAATTTGACACAGTTCTAGTCTATAAGCTGGACCGTCTTAGCCGTAGTCAAAAAGACACGCTTCACTTGATTGAGGATGTATTCATCAAGAATGGGATTGAATTTCTGAGCTTGCAGGAGAACTTTGACACCTCTACTCCTTTTGGTAAGGCTATGATTGGACTCTTGAGCGTCTTTGCTCAGCTAGAAAGGGAGCAAATCAAGGAACGCATGCAACTTGGGAAAATAGGACGTGCCAAGGCTGGAAAATCCATGATGTGGGCTAAAACATCCTATGGATACGACTACCACAGAGATACAGGAACTATCACTATCAATCCAGCTCAGGCTCTGGCCATTAAGTTTATCTTTGAGAGTTACCTGAGAGGGAGATCTATTACTAAGTTGAGAGATGATCTAAATGAGAAATACCCAAAGCATGTGCCTTGGAGCTATCGGGCGGTCAGAACCATACTCGATAACCCTGTCTATTGTGGTTTCAATCAGTATAAGGGAGAAATTTATCCAGGTAATCATGAGCCGATTATTTCAAAAGAGGAATACGATAAGACTCAATCTGAGCTAAAAATAAGACAAAGAACAGCAGCAGAGAATGTCAATCCTAGACCATTCCAAGCTAAGTACATTTTATCCGGTATCGCCCAATGTGGATATTGTGGCGCTCCTTTAAAAATTATGTTAGGCGTAAAGAGGAAAGATGGGAGCAGGTTAAAAAATATGAATGCCACCAAAGGCACCCACGAACGCTGAGAGGCGTTACTACCTACAACGACAATAAAAAGTGTGACTCAGGATTTTACTACAAAGACAAGCTAGAGGCCTATGTGCTAAAAGAAATAAGCAAACTACAAGATGACGCTGATTACCTGGACAAAATATTTTCAGGAGACAATGCTGAGACCATAGACCGTGAGAGCTATAAGAAACAAATAGAGGAGCTATCAAAGAAACTGAGCAGACTTAACGATCTATACATAGATGACCGCATTACCCTTGAAGAATTACAGAGCAAGTCAGCCGAATTTATAAGCATGAGGGGGACTCTTGAAACTGAACTAGAAAACGATCCAGCACTCAGGAAGAACAAAAGAAAGGCTGATATGAGGAAACTGCTAAACGCTGAGAAAGTCTTTTCAATGGACTACGAAAAT